TTCCATCTCGATTGACTTTTCCAAGCGGTCAACAATGGTGTTAATGAATGTCAATGGTACATCTTTCATCCCTGTATCGGCAAGGATTTCTTTGAGTAGTTGGTGAGGTTTTGTTATCATTTTACTTTTTTATTAGTGTCAATTCCTAAATATAAGCCGAAAAAGAATGCGGCAATACATACAAATACTAACTGAAATTCTAAATGTGTCATATTATTTAAAGTAAGGGTAAGACTTCCAGTCGTTAATCGTGTTAAATTCAGCCTCCGCAAATTCTTCCTTTGTCATTGGCATAGTGGTGTACTTTAATCCGTTAATCCACACGGTAAAAACTCGTGTTGTTTTGTTACTTCTGATTTTTATTCCGTTTTCCATAGCACAAATATACACCCATATTTTATATTTCAAAAATAAAAAGAACGAATAAGTAAAAATACCGCACATTTTTTGTGAATGAACGGTTTTTATGAGTGAATGGAATTAAAGCGTTTTAAGGGCTTCGATTAATTCGGGTTGGGGAAATGTATCAACCTTGTCTTTGCGTACACTACAATGCGTATAAACGCCATTCTGACCACTCAAAGCCCTTTTAGTTACATCCCATATATCTTCATTATAAGAAATATCAATCCCGTACTTCTCTTTCCAAAGTTTTAAAAGGTGTGCAACTGCATCAATTTGAGCCTGTGTATATGAATGATAGTATTTAAACCCTCGGTGTGGCTTTGCTAATGTGGTAACCTCATCACCTTGAATTTCTTTACCCGTGTACGAATAGTATTTCTCACCTTTTTTGGTCAGTTGCCCCCAGGCAATCAGTTCAATTCCGATGCTCAACTTATCTAAATTCAGGTAACTTAACCCATTTTCTTTGAATACGGAGTTGGGCAGCCCCAAGTGGTACGCCCAAAATTGTGAGCCGAAACCTTGCTTGATACTTCCATCTCTATCAATTACAACACAAGTTGCAACGCGTGGTTTATCCTTACCCCACCAAGTGAATACATTATCACCATTACCCGTCCCAGCTGTGTGGTGTAGGTAGATTTGAGTTTTGGTGGTTGCCTCTTTGTAATAATCGTTAAATGGTACTTGTGTTATTTTCATCTGCCTTGTCCTTTATAAGCCTTGCTTGACTTGTGTTTGTTAACGTGTTTAGTATGCCTTCCCAGTTTCGCCTTGGGCTTCGCCTTAAAACTACTGGTTTGAGTTGTTTTTGCCATTAGTGTATTTATCTATAACCGTGTAACCAAGCGAAAATATAGTGATAAACTCCACCGCTTCAACGAGTTCAGAAGTATTATAAAAAACCATAGAGCCAAAAAGAACCAAAGCGCCAAAAATACCAACAAATCTTTTGGATGAAAATTCGCCCTTGTCACCTTTGAATAACTCACTTATCCGCATAGAAATATTTTTCAATTAAAAGACTATCGTTAACCGCTCTGATTTCCTCTAAAACCATTGCAGCAGAATCACACATCATTTCCGAGTGGTGTATCTGCTCTTCGGCTTTCTCTTCAACATCAGGTTCAATTGCAACCGCCATAATTAAGGCTATTATTGCTATTCCGTAAAGTAGTTTCATATTTTACCTAAATTTTTGTAAATGCTTATTTCAGTAATTAACGCAGAACAAAGTGAATCTTGCGTTTTTAACATTTTACTCATCTTTTCTAACTTCGCCTCACACAACTCCAAACGCTGCTCACAACGGTCATTGATGGCTTTGCTTTGGCGTTCAGCACGGTAATATAGCACACTTACAACAACCAACATAAGGAATGTTATTGCCTTGGTTGGATCGCTTTTAAATTCGTCAAAGGTTATTGGTAGTTTCATTGGTATCAGTTAGTTTCATCGAATGAGCTAGGTGTTGGTTTAGGTATGTATTCGCCTTGTGGGAGTTCAAACAACCACATATATTCTGAATCTTTAAAAGTCTCTTTATCTTGCTCGTTGCCGAAAAAAAACCAAACATCGTTGATGTCTTGAACGCAGTTGATGAATTGATAAGGGTTGATATATTGCCCTTGTACTTGGTCGTATTGCTCGATTGTTAAAATATAGCCTATCATACGTTACGGCTTAATGTGGTTTGAAATGTATTAACAGCAGATGTTAAATCTAAAGCATTTTGATTTGTTAAATCTAAACCAAAAAAATAAAATGAATATTGAAGATTTGTATATAAAATTTGCGAACCACCACCCTGATTCCTTGCACCTATATAATAATTCCCATTTGGCAAAGATGTAGCAGTTGTGGTCGCAGTACCTAAACTTGTACTATCTCTGTATGATTCTGCAAAACTTGCTGATGTTCTGCGATGTACAAACATTCTTTGAGATGGGTTTGCGGTGTACGAAATAATTTGATTAATACCGCCCGAAAACATATTACCATCTGAAAAATTATGTTGAGCAAAAAAACTAATGAATACACCATCTACTTGTGTCCCACTTGTATTATTATTTCTAATATAACTTCCAAATGAAAATCCATCTAAAGAAGCATCAATTGACGGGTTAAAAGTTGTATCAAAATAAGCAGAAGACCCGTTGCCAGTAACTCCCGTACTTGCAAATGTCCAACCCGTTGCGGTAAATGTACCTGTAAAACTTGAACTCTTTAAATTCTGAGCACACGCTGCCGCACTTGCTCCAACCATTGGATATATGGCTTTCATTTTAGTCCAAATTCCGTCAGTTTTCATTTGAATAACCAAAGTATTTACCGCTGTTTTTTCAGTTGCAGACAATGTGCCTCCTGCCGTTGTAACTCTATTAAAAAAGGCTACTGCATCAGCGTCAAATTGCCCTATTGAACTTGCTAAAAATCCGTGTGTTGCTAATATCATGCTACGATGTCTCCAAATAAATACCACTCATCAGTGCCTATCTTTATCAAAGTCGCACCACTATACTGCACGTTCAATTTAAGTTTTCCTCCGTTGCTTCTAACGGTCACTCCACTTGTTGCAACTATTGTCGTTTGCCCTGCTCCGTATTGTGCAAGTAAAATCTGAGTTCCTGTTGGAAATGCAACAGAAGAATTTAAAGGGATAGTTAAGTTATTTGCACTCCCTACGTTCATTTCAACTAACTTATCGGCATCAGCCAAAACAAGTGTATAAGATGCCGTTTGGCGGTTGGTAGTGATTAGTTTAGCGGTCTTGCTATCTACTTGCGTTTGCACCGCACTTGTAACGCCACTGACATATCCTAATTCAGTAGATGTAACCGACGAAACTGCAACCTTGCCGCTACCGTCTGATACTAACGCCCTTGAAGCCGTTAAATTTTCGGTGTCAATAGTTGTTGCTGCCCCTGTGATAATGTCTTGCTTTCCGCTAAACTGCGTTTGAATATTATCAGTTAGACCGTTAAGATATTGGAACTCAGTGTTTGAGATTGTGCCGTTTGCAATTTTAGCCGCATCAATTCCGCTTGGTAAATCGGTAGCCGCAAGGTCATCCCCAGCAGTTACTAAGCCCTTTGCATCGTAGGTGATTTTGGTTTTTGTCGCTCCTGTGATTGCAGCGTTTTCATCTACTTTTGCATCTAACTGCGTTTGAATTGCAGAGGTTACACCGTTTAAGGCTTCAAACTCTCCATTACTTACCAAGCCATTAGCCAACTTTGCAGCGTCAATTCCTGTGCCTAATTTGGCATCCGTTACAACACCATTGTCAATAGTCCAAGTCGCTCCGCTACCTGAAACGGTTACATCTCCTTTGTCACCATCGGTAACGCCACCACTTGCAGCCGCAATAGTGATTTGATTTGTACCGTTATCGGTGATGGTTACATTTGCACCCTCTACCAATGTAATTGCACCACTTAACCCATCAAGGGTAGTTACTCCACCGCTTCCCGAAATATCAATATTACCTGAACCTAATAAAGATTGAGAATTTATAGTCTTAATATTCGTACCACTTACAAGTGTAGCCTGCTTTGCATTCAAAGCCGTTTGCGTTGCCGTGCTTACGGGCTTGTCAGCGTCACTGGTGTTGTCTACATTATTTAGAGCAAGTGCAGTTTTTAAAGCTGCAGGAGTTATCTTTTTAGTTTGGGTTGCGGATGTGTCAACTATTGGCAAGACATCCGTGTTATTGTCAACGGTGACAATGGTCGTTAATTGACTAATTTTCTGATCCGCCATACGGCGAAAATACCAAACTAATAACTCCCCGCTGTTACAAATTATGGGAACTTAGCTATTACCCACCACTGCGAGCCGTCACTCATTACCGTTATGGCTTCGTTTTTATTATTCATGGAAATTTCGCTTCCATCATCTATGGCCGTCGCCTGGATTGCAAGGCTGTGAGTTGCCTTTGTTTTCTTGAATATATAACGGCGACCTTTGTAATCGGCCGCGCTTGGAAGCGTTACCGTTATTCCGTGCGCTGTCGTATCACATAAATATAGCTCAGTGTAGCCGCTTGCGTTGTAGGTTGCTGCAGTTATGGTGGTTACTTTGCCTTCCTCTTGCAAATCCCATTTTAAAAGACTATCAGATTGATCAAAATATACTTTAACGTCGAAGGCTGTGTCAATTGTTGGCGTAGTGGTTGGGGATCCTGCAGACACCTCGCTTATATGATAAGGCACAGCATCGTAAACATTACCAATTGCCTCGCGCAAATCTTCAGTTTGTTGAGATAATCTTAAAAGCGTTTCGCTGCCTTGGTCGCCTAAATCTATTTCATCACTATCAAGCTCTCCGCCCGTTACTATGTTGCCGTAATCTGATGCAACTTTTAGCCATTCACCTTCATAGCGGCACGATTGCGCGTAAAAACTA